TCACCGCTGTTGCGATTACCGCTGTTGCAATCACCGCTGTTGCGATTACCGCTGTTGCAATCACCGCTGTTCCAATCACCGCTGTTGCAATCACCGCTGTTGCGATTACCGCTGTTGCAATCACCGCTGTTGCAATCACCGCTGTTGCGATTACCGCTGTTGCGATTACCGCTGTTGCAATCACCGCTGTTGCGATTACCGCTGTTGCAAAGACCAGTGCAGCCTTTTCCTGTATTTACAATTTCAAGAACTTCTTGCCATGATAATTCACGATCAATTCTGATTTTATTAGTTGCACATTTAGAATCTTCATGCTCACAATCAACATCACCAAGTGCGGTTACTTCTGCTACTTTGTTTTCAGGATCAAAAGAATAATAATTAAAACAATCAGATGCTTTTATGCAAAAATGAAATCCAACTTCACAACATTCAGGAATTACATTTTCTTCAAATGTTTTTCCAACTTCATATTGAAACCCTCTACAAGTCCAATTAGGGTTAAATACTTTGTAACCTTTAACTTCATTACTCATTTGTTTTTACCTTCCTTCTGTGCTATAATTGCACTGTAATAAATTTGCTTTGTACCTTTTTGAATGCCAGTTCTAAAGGTGCTTTTTATTTGCTCACAAACTGATAATATGTTTCTGAACCAACATATTCTTTTAATTTGCTAGGGCTGATGTGATAACTCCATTTAGTTCTTTTCATTGCTGCAAAACCAAACGGTGCAGTTCCAG